ACTGATAATTCATTAATGACTGAATTAATAATTTCTAATCCTGTTGCGTGCATATCAGCATTCGGAACTTCGTTGGCCGCAAGTTCTCCAATCATGGTATAAGCAGAAATTAGCATTTTATTATAAGTATATTGCCCCATTTATCATCCTTGACGCATGATAATTTCGACCAAAAGCCCAGCTAGTTTATAACTGGGCTTTCATCTTTTACTTCTTACGACCACGGCCACGAACAGGATATGCATCACTCATAGAGGATGCGAGCTTAGCACTAAAATCCAAAGATGATCTGGCGGAGTTATTCATATAAGCTCCGGTTTTTTTCATCTCAGGATTAATACGACCTGGACGACCACCCATCGATAGCAACATGGCTTGTTGTTTTTTAACAAAATCATTTGCATTTTCAGGAACGCGATTATCGCGTGACATTCCCATAGTCATTTTCTTTTTCATACTAAGTTATCCTTTTTCAGATTTGCGTTAACATCCATCTGGCTTTCAACGCGATTTTCTTTAACATCGGAAACCTGTGCTTCTTCAAGCTTATGTGCATTGTCTAAACGTTCTTGTTCTGACAAATGATGAGCTTCTTTGGAGACATCAGCATCACGTGCTAAGTTTTGATCTTCAGCAGGACGGACTTTAGAACCGCGGGAAGCTCTCTTTGGATTTTTAGCGCGATCCAAAGCATCAGCTTGTGCTTTTTTTGCGGATGCATCTTTTTGCACACGTAATTTATTTTCAAATTCCGCTCTTTTTTGTTGAGCTTCTAAAGGATGTTCGTACCAAAAACCAAGGCGTTTTAATTCTTCTAGTTCACGTTCATTGTTTACCATGCGTGCATCATCAACTGGATGATAAAGTACTTTTGGATATTCGTTATAAACAGGCTTATTCATTGAATTTCTCCTAATTAAGAAATGACCTTAACAGCGTATTGTGGATGCCATAGAAAACCTGTCAGTAAATCTATTCTGAGGAAGTTTTGATATCCAACGATATCTCCCTGTTGTGCAACGGCTAACGATAATCCAGTTTCAGGATCAACAGAAACAGCTGAGAAAGGAGTTTGTATTTTATATAAAGGAGGACATACAACGTCTAATGCGCGATCAGGATATGCAACGTTTACATTGTATGATCCATAAGCCGTAACAGCGGCGCCATTTGGAATTGCATTACTTACGTTTTGTAATGGATCCCCTACAGTTGAATTAATTCCTACACCATCAATCATGACAGAAACTGTTAAGTTACCGGAACCATCTGAACTTGCAGGAGCAGTCACAACAAATTGCGCGTTCTTACCAGTGCTTGCTCTTGTTAATGGATTAACAGAGTAAACTGATGCAACACTAATTAAGTCCCCTGGTACAAAGTAGTTCGTAATGGATGTTGATGCTCCAGATAACACTAAAGTATTACCAGAAGAAACTGCACCATTGATAACTAAAACATCACTTGGATGTAAAACAGGCCCATTACCAGAAGTATGTTTTACAACGTTTTGAGATTGGAACACATCGAAATATGACAAATGACCAAGAGCAGACGTTCTTACAATTTCTTCGTTTAATACTGGTGTGAAGTTATTTAATAATGAACCTTTTAGGCTTGCAGCATCATCAGTATTTAAAACGAGATAGGCATTGTCATAAATGTTGACTCCCATTTGGAGCAGTTTACTGCCTGCCGCATCAACTTTCGCATAACTGTTAATTGGACTTCCAGGAGTTCCTACGAAATTATTTAATTGCAATTCAGCAGAAGCGCAAATGTCGCGTTCCATCGTTGCAATAATTGATTGAATCGCAGGTTGTAAGAAAATACGTGCAAAATCATCAATTCGTAATTCAAGATCAGCAATCGTGTATGCAATCATTGCGTGATATTGGTGATTGATAGTAAGTGCTTCAACTGCATCTTGAACCGGCTGAGGTGTTGCAGTCGGTCCATCACCTACAATGATTTTATTAACTCGTCGAATATTTAATGTATCACCAACTTTGTAACCTGATCTGAGAAAATCTTTTTCATATCCCCGATTAGCTGTAACCACAAATGGTGCTGCAGATTGAAAGAGTGCAAGCGCTGTATTTGAGATTAAAGATGACGTAAGTAAGTTATTAGGCATTTTTCCATCTCCATATGATTAATTAATGGCTCAAATGGAATGCCTAGATGCTTGTCCTTAAGCTATTTCCACTTAAACCCTTGATTTCGAATACGCGCCTTGATGTCTGAAATTGGCGTGGATTCGGTAATCCCTGCAGATGAGGTTCGTGGAGTAGCTCTGATGTCACCGATGGTATCGGCGGCTTTGGGCTGGGATTTATTGCCTCCCGAGATCAGAGAATGACTCAACGAAATCATCTCTTTCATTTGATCTAACGGTCGGAGGTTGGAAATTTTGTCTAAAACATCAGGATTTTTACCTATGTGGTAGAGAACTTCTTCAGGATTGGGGAGACCTAATGCAATATCACGCATACTAGCCGTAAATTTTGTATTAGTTGGTGATCTTACAACATCATCAAAGTCATCATATTTATCTGAGCCCATATCAAAACGTCGATTTAAATCTTGATACTTACTCTGTAAATACTGTTGGTTTTGCTGTTGTTGTAATAGCTGCTTTTGTTCCTCTTGCTTTTGTAATACGAGAGAAACTGCACGCGCAATCCTTTCTTCCTCCGTTTGTGGCGGAGGTAGTTGACCATTTGGTGCAAGTCCGGAACCCTGTTGAGAACCTTGCGCGCTTTGCATTTCTGCAATACGACGCAATTGCGCATTTTCTTCCTGAAGCATGCGTAAATCCCTTTGGTGATTCCTTTCCAGACGCTTTAGGCGTTTTTGAAATCCTAAAGAATCTTTATCCGTTTTTGCAGATGAAGGTTCGTCATTCGACTGGCCTTCAGTTTCATCAGCAGAAACCGGACTCTCCAATACTTGGTCAGAAGTTTCCTCTGACACGGGCATCTCTGAACTCAATCCTTGAGCTTCATCCATTTCCAAAACTCCATTTGGCATTAATTGCCCCAGACATTGCATAACTTGGCCGTCTGTTAGCCCCAGACATTTTGCTTGTCTGTAAGCGCTCAACTCACATCCTGTGAGATAAGTTAAAGACAATGTTATAAGGAGTGAGCGGTCAAAACATCGGCAGATGTACACATCGTTTCCATTACCATCTAATTAAAGATGGCAACGGAAATCAGTTTTATGTTTACATGGATTGAGAGTTACTTTGTGAAAGTGATGCCATTTTATGACTATGATCAAGATGTGCTTTATGCAAATCAACTAAGCGATCTTTATCTGCATGATGCGATTCTTCCATAATTTTCTTAAGCTCAACCATAAGCTTTGTTTTTTCAAGTGATTGGTCTTCTTGATTCATAGCAAGATCTTCATACAATTTTTTTGCATCCAGTTGTAATTTCACTTGATCCATTTGTTGCTGTTGTTGTTTTAATTGAATCTCTGCTTGTTTTTGTTGAATTTGCTGAGATTTCATTTTCATTTCTTGTTGTAACATTTCTATTTGAGGATTTGGTTGTGGAGGAGGAGCTGGTTTTCCCTGTTCCTTAGCAAGTATTTGAGGAGGCACTAAGTTTTGCAGTCTTTCAACCAATTGCGGCATAAATTGTACATCTAGATTCTTAGCATATAGATCTGCAACTAAAGGTAATACTTGTTGAGGAGCAATAGAAACTAGTTGCTGAAGCATTTCAAGCGATGTCTCACGTTGTACCGCAAAAGATGGCCCACTATCAATCTCAAGATCAAAATCACCAACTTTAATTTCATTCTCAATTTTATCTGGAGAAACTTGGTTATTTAAAATCATATTTCTAGTTTGACCATCTCTTTTTGTGACAATAAAGTTTCGACTTTTCTCATAGTAAACATATGGAAGTAAATCTAATATGACTCGTCCCGCTTGCTCAATTGCCTGGTTTTTATTATCAAAATAAACCGCAGCAGACATGGATGTTTCTTGACGCCTTTCTTTCTTAGCAATGCCTGATGTGTCTCGTGCTTGTAAATGTTCAGCTTCTGTATATCCCATAATCTCACGCATATCCTGATCAAACTTTTGTGACATAGCTAATAAGGTTTGTGGGATTTCCCACGCACTCATTTTTTGTGGCATCATTTTTGTAACCGGATCGGGTTTTGCAATCATTGCGCCATACTGATTTTCAGGATTACGCCACATATCCTCATGGCCCTGAATATTATCTGGTGTTACTAACCATTGTTCACGACGTCTATTTTTAATTTCAGTTATGATTTCAGTATTAATAAAGTTCAATGCTTTTTGTGCGTCTTTAGCGCCTGATACAAATGATTTTGTATATTGTCTTCCATCAACATAGTAAGAATCACCGTCCATAAATATTATAGGTAAATATTTGGATGGCCATTCTCTGAATTCTAATATTTGATCATGACTCATTCTAAGGTGAATAATTTTATAGGTTTTACCAATACGTTCACCCACTATTTTGGGAATATTTTGCTTAATTATTTTTCCTACCACAATTGAGGAACGAGCGGTTTCTTCTTTAATTTTTATATCTTTCTGCATATCCTCCCATTCTGACTCACTAACAACTGCTCCTGTTGAAAGTAAAAATAACTTTATGGGATACCATTTCTTTACGTAGCGATCTAAAACAATGATGGAATCTTTCACACCATTAAACCAAGTATAATCTTGGTTTTGTGTAACGTTTGAATATGATTCTGCTTGATCAACATACGGAAATTGCGCATAGAATTCACGTAGGGACATTTGATAAAGACGATGACAAAAATTACCATCACCTTTATGGGGTAATTTTGCATTAGGATCAAAACCTGTTTGCGTTGCATCAGGAATTGTATTAAGTGATAAAATTTTATTAAATGAACGATCAGATTCGTAATTGATATCTATTTGGAATGCACCCCATCCTAGCGTAAGAGCACTACGAAATGCTGCTTGATACACTAGTTGCGACTGAGATTGATATGCAATTGTACGTACCATATCAGCTCTTAAATCAATTTCTTCTTGAGTAGCTTTCCCATTTAAAGATCTAATAATGAAGTCTGATTGATTATCTCTTTCTTCACCAATTAGTTTTTTTACATTATCGTGCATCTTATTAAAAGTAAGCGGCCATTTGCCAAGGCGATTAAATTCCGAATCTTCAATTGAGTTCCATTGTTCACGAACGCAGAAATTTAGATCATCTCGTCCACGTTGTATATTCTCTTGAAAATAGGATTCCCAGACATTCAGATCATCTTTTGCGTTATGAAGTTCTTCACCTTCATCAATACCTGCTTTGTAAAAAAGATCTACACGTCTTTCTTCCATCTCAGCAATATCGTTGGGTGTAAGATCACCTAGATCGCGTTCGCTAATTGAACTTAAAGACGTATCGCCAGTTTTTCCGTCCATAACTTACCATCCTTGGCTAGTTAATTAATGACTATAAAGAATCTATACTTAAATTAGAACTTGTACTATTTGTATCAAGTAAATTCATATTACTGCCAGGTTCTGTTGGTATACTCGTATTTGAAGATTCTTTTGAACTTTCATCTGAAATTTTTGAATTAATTTCTTGTACTGGTTCTTCCGTTTTTTGAATTGCTGTATTATCACTGACTTGTTTTTCTGGCGGATTAGGAATCATATATACAGGTGTTGTATTGTTATAAGTAATAACCCAACTTGCGATTAAAACCAAAGTTAAAACAATGATAAGCGTTGATGCAACAAAATGAGTTATTTGCACTAATCCTGTTTGTGAAAAATCTCTCCAGTACCTTTTCTTTTTCTGGTTGTGCATATATGGTGAAACATGCTTTTTTCTATATTCAAAATCTTGTTTTTTATTAAGCTTTAACTGTTCTAATGATTTCTTAAAGTTTTCTGAAACATCTC